CACTGGAGCAGCCATGCTGATTCGACAAAAAAACCGCCCCCATTGCTGGGACGCGGCCTTGTCGGCCTGTAGTCCGGGCTGCTAAACCCGTGCCACGGATTTTGCCGTGGCAGGATCAGCATAGCGCCCGGAAAAAATTTGTCAAGCATCACCATCGCGCCCCCCGGTCCGGCGCCTGACCAGCCGCCGGTGACGGCCGGGACGGCCCGGCCTCCTGCTCCGGCGGCGGGCCGATGCGAAGCTTGAGAACCTCGCGCAGGGCCAGGGCATAGACGGTGCAGTCCCAGTAGTCGTTGCGGCCGGCGGCGCGGTCGTGTTCCCAGTCGCCGGCCACGTTCCTGGTCTCGGTGGTGTAGTGGCGGGCAAAGGCCTGGTCGATGTCGCAATGGAAGGACAGGGCGACCGGGTCGTCGGGCTCCAGGGCCAGCAGGGCCGCCAGGGCATCCTTGAAGAAATCCACCCGCAGGTTGGCGCGGGCGAGCCCTCCGGGAATCGGCTTGTTGGTGCCGGGATAGACCGTGACCGTCTTCCAGCCGATCAGCTCACCCGAGCGTCCGTGCACACCCTTGTGCGGGATCATGACCCGGTGCCTGCTGCACCAGTCGTAGACCTCGACGGTGCGGCTGTGTTTTTGCCAGCCGCGGCGGGTGCCGCCGGAATCGATGAGGCCGGAGCCGATGCGCAGCACGCGGCCGGCCAGGTCACGGAAGTCCATGGCCAGCAGGCCCTCCAGGTCCTCGAAGGCGCGTACCTGGCCGTGACGCACCATGTGCAGCCGGTGCGACGGGGCATGGCCGCAGGCCCAGACCTGGGTGTAGAACGAATCCTGCTGGGTGTCGGCCAACAACCACAGCATGGCGGCCCAGTCCGGCACCAGGTTGCGGGGCAGCTCGGAGCGGAACCGCAGCAGGCCGTCCTGCGAGACGATGGTGATGCGCTCCTGCGGGGTATCCTCCGCCTCGTAGCCGTTATGCCAGGCCACCTTGTCCGCCTGGCCGCCATGGCGCATGCGCAGCCAGGCCTGGGCGATCTCCAGCAGGGTGATGTCGGCGCATTCCCAGGCGCGGTGATGGAAGCCCACCGTGGCCGGACGCTGGACATCCTCACCCTTGCGGCAGTACCAGCGGCCATCGTCGATGGCCCGCTCCCGGTCCATCTCATCCCACTGCACGCCGCAGGCGTTGCAGGCATAGCGCACGTCGGCGGCGGTGACGGTGTGGGCCGCGGCATCGGGCGGCAGCACCAGATGATCCGCGTCCATGCGGATCATCTCCCCACAGTGGGGACACCTGAGGCGCATTTCCCAGACCTGACGGCAGCGCTCCATGCCGGCGTGAATGAAGAGCCCCGCCGGGGTGCTGGCGAAAAAGCGCTTGTAGCGGCCCTTGTAGAGCCGGTTGCGCTTCTTGATCAGCTCGATGGGGCTGGCCTCCTGCCCGGCCATGGGCGGGTACTTGTCCACCTCGTCGCCGAAGCTGTAGAGCGCTGGCCAGGTGGCCATGGAGCTGGCGCTGTTGGCATGGGCCGGGAAGATGGTGACCCCGTGCGAAAGCCGGATCATGGCCAGGGTGACGTCGTCCTGCCGGCCGGAGAGGTAGCGCGACAAGCGCGGGGTGCGGGCCAGCATGGGCTTGAGCTTGGCGCCGGTAAACTTGTCCGCCGTCGCCTCCGTGGGCATGAGGTAGAAGACGTTGCCCGGCGCGCAGTCGATGGCCCAGCCCAGGCAGTTGAGCATGGTGCTGGTCTTGCCCGACTGTTCCACGGCGCAGTACCAGACCTCGTCGGTGACACCAATCTTCTCCGGCGTTGCCAGCCTGCGCCGCACACCGGTTGGCAGCCTGGTGAGAGAGACCTGCCGGCCGGACAGGCGATCCGCCACCGCTTCCGGCACCCATGGCGGGATCGGCCACGGCACGCGCGGGATGAGGCGCGGCTGCTGTGATTGAGATTCAGGAGTCATGATTTTCAGGTTGCGCCGGCTGACTTTGTCATATCAACACTGTTGGGCAACATCGACTCGATCAGTCTGACGAACTCATCGCGGACCTGCTGCATGACTTGCTTCTCTTCCTGCTGGCGTTCCGGGTAACGCTTATGCTCCCTGCCGCGCCAGTGGTCGCAGACCGCATCGTATTCCTGCCATTCCTGGTCAGCGATGGCGTCCCTAAGCAGGCTCTCCGCGATGGCATCCGCCGTCATGGCGCCATCGTCGGCCAGGCCGGCGACCTCATCCGCCAGGTCGTCGCGTCGTACCTTGCACGGGTGCATGCAGGTCGATCGATCCTCGTCCCATTCGTGGAAGATGCAGTTGCCGCAATGCGGCGGCATGGTCTGCTTGCGCTCGTTGCTCATGGGGTTCCTTTCGTGAACCAGGTTTGGTTGGATGCGCCCAACAAGTCACTCCAGCGGACCGGCTGACGCCGGCCGCTGATCTTGGGGGTTAGCAAGCGAAAATTTTTCAAGCACTGATCATCGTCATTCCTTGGCAAAGGCATTATCCAGCCCGGACGAGGCAACGTCGTTGCAGGCGCTGGACACGATGTCCTCAAGCAGCTCGTAGACCTCGGTGGAGCGGTCCTGGTCACCGCCGCAGGACAGCACGATGTCACGCTGCCGCACGTGCAGATGATGACGAATGGCGTCCCGGAGCGAGCCGACCAGGGCGGCGGTGACCGCCCAGGCATCGTCGGCGTGCAGCCAGTAGCGGTCTTCCTCCCGCCGCATGCGCTCGGCCTTCATCTCGGCCATGTCGGCCTCGGCCCTGGCCTTGCGGGCGTCGTCCTCGATGGCGGCCGGATCATGCAGAGCCGCGCGCCCACCGCCGGACGCGCCACTGGAGAAGGGACCCAGCAGCCCGGCATAGCTCATGACCTGTCGTTCCAACACGCTGCCATCCATGGCCACGTGCGGGAACCCGGCCTTGCAGTCCTGATAGAACTTGCCCAGGCTGACCTTGTGACCCTTGGACCACAACCAGTCAAGCGCCTTCTTCCGGCTGACGAAACGGCCGTTGATCGGTCCGTCCGCGCCGCCGACAGGCCCAGCCGGCCCCAGGGCCTGGCCAGGAGTGCCGGTAACGCCATGGTCGATGACGGTTGCCGCGTCCATGGATCACACGGTGCGCAGAAAGCTGTCCAGGCCGTCAACCACGATACTGGCGCCGTCCTGCATTACCACCCCTTGCTGTTTCTTGCCCAGTTCGCACTCGAACCGATACCATTCCAACTCATCGATAGAAATGCCGGTGAGCTTCGCCACGGCGGATGTGGCTACTTCGGCAACACGCTCAATATGTGTATTCAGCAGTGATTCAGGCGCCATGGACAGCAGAGGGCGTAGGGCGTCCAAGGTGTTTTCCATGTCAAGCAGGGACTGCTGCCAGCGAATCAGCATGGCGCGCCTGGGGTCGTTGACGGTATCCATCAGGCGGCCTCGTCAATGGCCAGGAAGTCGCCTGTATTTTGCCCCGTGCCAGACACGGCAGACGACACGTCACCGGTTTCGTCGCCGACGACGACGGCGGCGGCAAGGTAGTTGATGGCGCCCAGTAGCTCGGCCCTGGCCTGTGGCCATGGCAACCGCATTGACTCGGTGAGTTTTTTCCTGGCCTGGCCCAGCGGGAAACCCTGGCCGACATCCCTGGTGATGGTGCAGATTGGCTGCTCCTCGAATGCCTGACCGTGCACGGCGTGGCGGACCTTGCCCTTGCCGATGGCGGCCTGGGAAACAGCGTCATCCAGCACCGACCACAGGGACTCGTAGCCATCCGGGATGATGGTGCCGTCGCTGGAGGCGAGCCCGTTCCATTTGTCCGCTGTCTGGTCTGCCAGGTCGCGGCGGAGCTGATCGAGCTGGAACCTGAGCGCCTCGTTCTCTCCGGCCATAGCCTCTTGCTCGCTCAAGGCGTCCTTGACCTCGGCGGTGATCTTGTCCAGCAGGCGTGAGGTCTCGACCTCGGCCGCCTCATATTCCGCAAGCCTGGCGCGCAGGGACTCGATCTCGGCCGGCGGAGCGGCGTCCCTGGCCGGCTGATCGATTGGCACCAGCGACACGCCCAGTCGGTCAGCCATGGCGGCGATGACCTGGGGACGATGACGAATTGCGACTGATATCTTCTCACACGAGCAGCACAACGGTTGACCAAGGCTCGGTCGCCGGCCAGGCTTGCGCCGGCCGCCACAGATGATGCACTTTGACACCTGCGCCACCGCTGCTGCGGCGACGGTATATGGACGTTTTTCCCGCGGCGACTGCGATGGTGACGGGGATTTCTTGGCTGTCGTCATGTGTTTATTCCTTGTTTTTTCATCTTGTTCAGTCTTTGCATTGGGGCTCATTGCATCCCGTCGTGACTGAGTAAAGTATTCAAGCGCAACAAACTCTACCTCCGGGGGAGGTGCGCCAGTGCACTCAGTGGCGCACCAGCGGTCTGCAGGAGACATTTCGGCGGCACGCTGATTACCGGATATGTGTAAGCGGTTGCGGGCCCGGCGCGATGAGCAGTCGCGTTCCCATGCTGTCCGCGTCACCTTCGTGGCCACTCCATGGGTAAGCGGGCAGCGCCGGAGCGTGATGTGCTTCCCTGCTCCACATCCTGACAACGGCACCATTATCCCACAGCGATCACGCGCCATGGTCTCTATGGACCCCTGCAACGTGGTCATCGTCGACTCCATCTGCTACATAAGTCGCGGAAATTGCGCCATCGCTCGTACTCGGAAATTGTCATCTGGCCATGATTAAAGAGAAATTTGGCAAATATCCATTGCTGCGATGCCCGGGACCATCCGGTCGTGGACCTGCGATGGCGAAACCGACAGACCAGGCCTGGCGCCTGCCTGAGCTGTTCCCACCAATAGGGGAACAATTTGGCAGCTGGGTCAACAGTGAAGAGGGCAAGTTGTCGCATGTCTATGCCGCCACATATCGCGGCGACCTGCCACGTCTTGAAATTTCGTCCATCATGCGCTCGCCTTGAGCGGCGCTCAATTCACAGTTAAACACCCGCCAGATTATCGCCATGCGCTCTTCAACTTCCTGCGCCGGCGTGCAACTGTCAGTCATGTCGATTGCCTTGCGCGACCTGGCGCTTTCTTCCCTGGCCTCCCTGACCGCATCGACGATATCGGCGAACCTTGGCCACCAGCGGCACCTACGCCGCACGATCCTTTCAGCGGCCAGGAACGCATCCACGCTGATGCCCTCTGCCTGCAGGTCCTCAACCCATTCCCTGGACATGGATCGCAACTGCTCATTGCCGATCTTCTGGTCCGGGTATCGGGGAATCCAACTGACGAACGCCTCCCTGACCGCCTGATCTAACGATTGATACCGCATCGGTCCCCTCCATTCTCCTGCGATTGAGTTCTGCCGCCATGGCCTCACGCTCCAGGTACTGCCGGTCTCTCACAGACATCGCGCGTCCGCCGCCGAAGCACGCCTGCTCCCTGGCCCGGCTAATCCAGTTGCGCCAGGTAGCCGCACAGTTCACGCGGGTCTTACCGTTTCCGATCCAGTAGTCACGGAACTTTTGAGCTCCTCGATTCACGGCCTCCACGGACAACCCCTCGACTTCACATGCCCACCTGAACAGGCCAGAAGGACACTCCCAGTCCTCTGGCAAGCGAGTACCTCGTGACTTGCTCGTGTGTCGAGCCGAAGGCGTTCCTGTGCCTGGGGGGGGGACTCTAAGGGGGGATTCTTCTTCTTCTCTGATAGTCTGATAGTCTGGATTAATGTACACTGGACTGTACACTAGACTGTACACATCATGGCCATCTTTCCCGGAACTGTCCTCAGATTTTTGTACACCAGACTGTACACCAGACTGTACACAAGCATAACAGGGCGCAGTTATCCTATACCCTTGGCCCACCTGTTTATGGAACCGTATCCATTTTGCTTTTTTCATGAGTAGTTCTAAGAACCTAACGACTTCCGTGTTTTTCCATCGCCATCTCGCAGCCCAGTGACGCGAGTTCATGGTCACTGACTTGTCATCTGAGCTATCCATGGCCATACAGAGGTCCGCCAGCGCCCCTCGATACGTCTCTCGTATGTCGATCCTCCGGTTTGCGTCCATCTCCTCAGCTACCTTCCAGCCATCTACCGAAAGCTTGCCGAACTGACCCATCAGTTTTTTCTGCCGTGTGTCACAAAGAGACACAACATTACGCGCCGCCGCATTGCTCATGGCCTCACCTGTCAATCTTTTGACAACAACAAATCAACGCGCAAGTATTTCACTATTTCATCACCCGGCAAATATCAAATGGACTCACACACCGGGGTGCGAAATGCC